GATCGTTGAGGAGTACACAACTCTCAGTCCAAGACGCAGGGTGATCCACTCAAAGCGGTTTGTGTGTTCGTGTTGCAAGCGCTCGAACGGCAGGAACGCAAAACCTTTCTGCCCCCACTGCGGAGCGAAAATGGATTTGGAGGTACACGATGGTAAATGATATTACAACGATTGGAGCTCAGATAAAGCCCTTGGCAGATAGTACACTTCGCGCTATGAAAAAAAGTGAACTTATTGAGCGCATAAGAATTTTGGAACACAACTATAACACGGCTGTATGGTTTAATGAAAACCAAGCGAAAAACATTTGTAAAATTTGTGCTAATTGTAAAAGCATGGCTAGAGGAGGTACACCATGAATAGACAGGAAGCAATCGGAAGAATTTTAGACCATATGGGAGCGCATAGGATTGGAGAATATCCACATGTCAAGCTTAAAGAAGCACTTGATATGGCCCTTGCCGCCCTTCGCGCTCAGGAAGAAGCAGAGAAAAACGAGCCATTGACGCCAGAAGAATTACTGGAGATGGACGGAGAGCCGGTGTGGCTTGTGTCAAGCGTAGATGAACCGCAATGGGCAATTGTGGCAAATGACGAATATTTCCACGGTAAAATTATCTCGTTTTTTTGCGCGGCTGGCGTGGAATGGGAATTTGACTTATATGGGGATAACGATGGTGAGGATTGGCTGGCCTACCGACATAAGCCAAAAGAGGCTTGACATGTCAACAGATCGGCACCTGTGGGCGGGCTGGACGGCAGAAGAGAAAGGAGCAACCAATGACGAAAGAGCTTTTGGAGCAGTATCCGGATATCTGCGAGGAGATTAAGGAGCTGGAGCAGCGGTTGAAAGCGCCGGTGCAGGATACGGTTTCCGGTTCCTCAGAGAGTTTTCCTTACACCCAGCACCCGGTAGCGATCCGGGGGATCCCGCCGGGGCTGGCGGAGCAGCGCGACAGGCTGGTAAAGCAGAAAAAGGAGATCGAGGCTTTTGTGGCCGGGCTTCCAAATAGTTCTTATCGCCGAGTGGTTACTTACCGGGCTCTGAAAGGAATGAGTTGGAAGTGTGTGACCGCAAAAATGGGTGGAAATTACACAGAGCGCAGAGCGAAGAACCGGTATTATGAAGTGATTAAAAATATAAAATAACCGTCCTTTTTGTCCGAAATGTCCCAAATGTCCGAAAAGGTATGATATTCTAACAATAGAGCCAGTAGAAAAGGCTCCGCTCGGTTGGTAGGGCTGATACTTTTTTCATTTTCAACTCCTGGGGAAAGCGTCCTTTCGCATTTGCGTGAGGGCGTTTTCTCTATGCCTTTTTCGGAAAGAGGGGATCCCGTGAACTGTCTGCAATTTGAATACAACGACTTTCGACGGTGCGGAGTCCCTCTCTGCATACTGCCGGTGTGTTTTTATGGGAGAAATGATTCGAGACCGGCGAAGGGAGGCGGGAAAGATGGCAAAGCGGGGAGCAAAACGCCTTTGGAGAAGCGCCGCAAAGCTGCAAGAGACAGTGGATAGCTATTTTCTGGATTGTGAAGATAATTGCCAAATGCCCTCTGTGACAGGCCTGGCGTTGGCGCTGGGGTTTACCTGCCGCCAGGCGTTGGACCGATACACGGACCGGGAGTGCGACGGCGAGCCGGAGGATAAAATTGTTGGCATTATCACGCGCGCGAAAAGCCGCATTGAAGCGGCCAATATTCAGGCGGCGTACAACCGGGATTCGTCCGCCGGAGCCAGGTTCATTTTGCAGAACGGCTTTGGGTATTCCGACAAGAAAGAGGTAGGCGTTTCCGGCGGGGTGATCAATGTGACCATCACGGACGACGAGGGCGGCTGATATGCAGGTCAATATTCCAAAGAAGGCCTTTAACCCGGCCTATCTGCCACTGCTGAACGATGAGGAACACCGGTATCTGGTGCTGTACGGCGGGGCGGGGTCCGGGAAATCTGTATTTGCGGTGCAGCGGTACCTGGTGCGGCTGATGGCAAAGCCCCTGTGCAATCTGCTGGTGGTGCGGGCAGTAAGCCTGACGAATCGGGATTCTACTTACGCGCTGTTCCGCCAGATCATCAGCAAATGGGGGCTGGACGGGCTTTTCAAATGCGCCGATTCAGATTTACGGATCACCTGTCAAAACGGGAATTCCGTAATCTTCAAGGGCCTGGACGACCCGGAAAAGCTGAAATCCGTCACCTTTAAAAAGGGCGAGCTGACAGACGTGTGGGTGGAGGAAGCCTCCGAAATTTTGGAAGCGGACTTCAATCAGCTGGACGTGCGCCTGCGCGGCCGGGGAACCCATAAGCAGATCGTGCTGACCTTCAACCCCGTATCGGCTCTGCATTGGCTGAAAAAACGTTTTTTCGACAAGAAAGATCCCCGGGCGGCGGTGCTGAAAACCACCTACCGGGATAACCGGTTCCTGGACGACGACTACAAGGTGACCCTGGAAAGTTACCGGGATTCCGACCCCTACTACTATGCGGTGTACTGCCTGGGGGAATGGGGCGTGCTGGGCCAGACGGTCTTTGACGCGCAGAAGGTGACCCAGCGGCTTTCTGAGATCGCGGCGCCCCTCACGCGTGGGGAATTTATTTTCGAGACCTGGTACAGCGAATCGGCAAATGAGGTGCTCATCGATGACAGTTCCATCCGTTTTGTGGAATCGGGGGACGGTCCCATAGCGGTGTTCCAAAAGCCGGAAAGCGGCGTACCTTATGTGATCGGCGGCGATACGGCGGGAGAGGGTTCCGACTTCTTTGTGGGCCAGGGAATCGACAACGTAACCGGGAAGCAGGTATGCACTCTGCGGGGCCAGATGGACGAGGACATATATGCAAGACAGATGTACTGCCTGGGAAAATGGTATAATACGGCCCTACTGTCCATAGAAGCCAACTTTTCCAGCTATCCCATTCGGGAGCTGGAGCGGCTGCGGTACCCCCGGCAGTTTGTGCGGCAGGCGGAGGACAGCTTTACCCACAAGATACGGCAGAGCTATGGCTTTAAGACCACCTCTGTAACACGGCCCCTGATCATCGCGGGGCTGGTGGAGATCGTGCGGGAGCACCCGGAATGGCTCAGCGACCGGGACACCCTGGAAGAAATGCTGACCTTTGTACGCAATGAGAAGGGCAGGCCGGAGGCCCAGGAGGGCGCTCACGACGACTGCGTGATGGCCTTGGCCATTACCTATTACAGCCGGGAGCAGCAGCAAACGGCGGCCTATACGCAGCGGGAATGGACCGGCAGCATGTGGGAGGATTACCGGAACGCCGGGCCTGAGGAAAAGGCGCTTCTCCGGCGCAGATGGGGGAATCCCGGCGGGCGGGGAGATTCGCCCTTTGTGGCGGTAAGACGGAAGGATTGATGAAAATGGCAAATGAAAAGCGGCTTTCGCTCTGGCAGGATCGGCTGAAGAAAAACGAAACTGCCTACAGCGGCAGCCTGGAACGTATGGACGGCCGGGAGGCGGTATACCGGGGGAGCCGCGTGCTTTCCGCCCGGGTAATAGGGGACAGGAAGGAGAAGGCCGCCCATGTGCGGAACCTGACGGCGGAGCTTATCGAAGCCCAGGTGAATTCCTCCATTCCCCAGCCGAAGGTGACGGCCAGGCGGAAGCAGGACGAGGAAAAGGCCAGGCTCATTGAGGACATGCTCAGAAACGAGTTGGACCGCCTGCCCATGGAGCAGATCAACGACCTTCTGGAACGGACGGTGCCCATTCAGGGCGGGGCCTGCTTCCTGGTGGAATGGGACAACCGGAAGCGTACCCACACCACGGTGGGGGAACTGGCGGTGACTGCCCTGCACCCTAAGCAGGTGATCCCCCAGGCCGGGGTATATACCGGCGTGGAGGATATGGACTACATTATCCTGAAGCTGCCTCAGACCAAGGAAAGCATTTATCAGCGGTACGGTGTGAACGTACTGGCGGAATCGGAGAGGGAGCCGGACGTGAAGGGGCCCGCTGGGGAAGAAACGGCGGAGGATATGGTGACCCAATACGTGGCCTATTACCGCAACGGTAAGGGCGGGATCGGCAGATATTCTTGGGTAAACGATACGGAGCTTGAAGATTTGGAGGATTATCAGGCCAGGCGGGTCAGGCGCTGCGCGGCCTGCGGCGAACCGGAGCCGTTATTTTTCAGCGAGGATTCCGATGGAAAAAAACAGCGCCAATGCCCCAAATGCGGCGGCACGAAATGGACGGCCGCGGAGCAGGAAGCGGAGGAAATCCGGCGGCCCATTGTCGGGCGGGACGGCACGGTGATCCCGGGGGCGCAGGTTATTGAAACCCGGGACGAGGACGGCGGCCTCAGGCTGGTGGAGGAGCCCACTAAAATTCCCTATTACAAGCCGGATATTTTCCCGGTGATCCTGCAAAAGAACGTGTCTGTGTTCGGGCAGTTTTTGGGGGAGTCCGACGTCGATAAGATTGCCGACCAGCAGAACACCGCCAACCGTATTGAAACCACCATTTTTGAAAAGCTGGTGAAATCCGGCAGCTATCTGGTATTGCCCGATAATGCCAGCATTCGGGCGGACGCGGAGGAAATGAAGGTGATCCGGCCCGGAAGCGCCGCCGATGCCCAGATGATCAGCGTGAAGGATATGGACGGGAATATTTCCCAGGATATGGCTTATCTGGCCCAGGTGTATGAGGAAGCCCGGCAGATCATTGGGATCACCGATTCCTTCCAGGGACGCAGGGATACCACCGCCACCTCCGGAAAGGCAAAGGAGTTTTCCGCCTCCCAGGCGGCGGGACGGCTGGAAAGCAAGCGGGTGATGAAGGACGCGGCCTATGCCGCGCTGTTTGAAGCCATGTTTAAATTCAAGCTGGCCTATGCGGATGAGAAGCGCCCGGTGACGGCAAAGGGCATCACGGGCGGTACGGTCTATGAGGAATTTGACCGGTACGACTTTTTGGAGCAGGATGCGGCGGGAGAATGGTACTGGAACGACCAGTTCCTGTTTTCCTGCGACACCACCGCGCCCCTTGCCAACAACCGGGAGGCCATGTGGCAGGAGACCCGGCAGAATTTGCAGAGCGGCGCCTTTGGGGACCCGGCGGACCTGAACACGCTGATTCTGTTTTGGACGAAAATGGAACTGCTTCACTACCCCGGCGCGGGAGAGACAAAGCGCTATTTGGAGCAGCGCTTGCAGGCCCGGCAGGAGGCGGCAAGGCAACAGCAGATAGCGCAGCTGCAAATGCAGGCCGCTCAAAGCGCTCAGGCAGTCCCTGAAAATCCGGGGTTGAGATAGATGAAGGGAGGTGAGAGCATGGCGGAAAAGAACGGTTACGCGGGCAAGGTGAAAAACACCGGCAGCCAGTATGTAGAGGCCCCGTTCGCCCAGGGCAAAAAGTCTAACGGCACTGTAAAGAAGGGCGGTGATTTGCGGGTTGGCAACGGCGGCAAGAAGTAAAAAAGGAGGAAACGAGTATGCCAGACATTGATTACGGAGAAGTGTTCGGCGTGGAGGTTCCTGAGGAACCGGAGCAGGAAACAGAGGAAGAACAGGGCGGGGAGCCGGCGGAGGAAACCCCGCCGCAGGACGACGGGGAACCCGGCGAGCCGGAAGAAAACGCGGAAAGCGAGCTGCCCGCCGACGAGTTCCGGGAGCAAGAGGACGGCGCACGCTACGTGGAGATCCGCCATCAGGCAGAGCGGGAGGCCAGATCCCGGGCAGAGCAGGAGATCGGCGCGCTGCTTGCCTCCTCCGGTTTATCCGACCCCTATACCCGGCAGCCCATTGCCAGTCTTCAGGACTTGAAAGCTTACCGGGAGCGGTATGAGCAGGACAGGCGCAGGGAGTTCCAGGAAGGCCACAACATGGACGATCAGGCGTATCAGGCCTTTGTCAGCGAACTGCCGGAGGTAAAGGCCGCCAGAGAGGCTGCGGAAAAAACCGCGGCGGAGGGAGCGAAAGCCCGGCTGGAACGGGATTTGCAGGAGGTGCGCAGGCTTGACCCCGCTGTGAAGGGGCTGGAGGAACTGGCGCAGCGGGCGGAGTATCCCCAGCTCTGTGGGCTGGTGGAAAAGGGCTTGTCTCTGCCGGAAGCCTATAAACTGGTGTATTTCGACCAGTTTACCCAAAAGGCAGCGGAGGCTACCCGGCAGGCGGCTTTAAATTCCGTAAACAGCAAACAGCACCTGAGCCAAACCGAAACCCGCGGGGAAGGGGCGCTGCCCGTTCCCTCTGACGTGGCGGCGGAATATCGCGTGTTCATGCCGGACGCCACGGACGCGGAAATTCAGAAGCACTACAATTCTTACGCAAGGGCACACAGGGATTGATTTCCTGTGTGCCTCTCTATTTTGGAGCACAGAAAGGAGAAAACATATGGCGATCATGATCTATCAGACGGACGACGGGCGGGTACCCGGCCTGGAATATCTGCCCTGCGGGGCCATTATGCCCAAGGTTGGCATGGCCCTGAAGCTCACAGGCGGAAAGCTGACGGCAGCGGGCGGGGCGGAGTTCCCCTCTTATCTCAGCATGACGGAGCGGGTTACGGTCTGCGAGGAAGGAGCGTTGATCCCCGTGATCCGGATTGCATCCGATATCATCTTTGAAGCGGAGACCCCCGAGGGCTTTACAGCCGTGCCCGGCGATACGGTACAGCTGGCAGCGGACGGCACGGACCTGGCGGCAGCGGTGGGCGGACCGGCGGAAATCGTGTATACGGATGACAAAATGACCCGGTTCCGGCTGACCGGCGGCTCTGCCGGCGAATAACAGAAAGGAGAAATGAGAGATGGCAAATATCACATTTACCGAAGGCTCCGGTCTTCAGGATTCCATTTTCGGCAAATCCCAGGCGCCCATCCGCATGTTTCTGGAGAAGCGCGGAGAGGCCTTTGAGCAGGAGAGCATTCTCAAGCGGGTGTTCAATATCGACAGCTCCAAGCATTGGGGAGAGAAGTTCAGCACTATGACGGCCATGGAGGGCTTCCAGCCTGTAGGCGAAAACGGCGAATATCCTGCCGACGGTATGCAGGAGGGCTTTGACAAGTTCCTGGAGCACATGACCTGGAAGGATTCCTTTTCCCTATCCCGGGAGATTGTGGAGGACACCAAGCTGGCGGACTTGAAAAAGAAGCCCGCCGGTTTTATTGCTTCCTATTACCGCACCCGGGAAAAATTCGGCGCGGCCCTCCTGGGCGGGGCAATGGCGGGAAAGTCCGCTGTGACCTTCCGGGGCAAGAGCTTTTCCGCCTCCTGCGCGGACAAGAAGAACCTGTTTGACAAGGCCCATCCGCCCAAGGTGAAAGGCGACAAGCAGTCCAACCTGTTTGCGGACGATTTTTCCGACGACGCCCTTTCCGCGATGGAAACCAGAATGCAGAACTTCCGGGGGGATAATGATGAAATTCTGGACGTGGCCCCCGATACCATTCTGATTCCCAACGTGTGGGAACTGAAGAAGAAGGTGTTTGCCGCCATTGGCGCGGACAAGGACCCCAATACCGCCAACAATGGCTTTAACTACCAGTTCGGCAGATGGAATGTGATCGTATGGCCCTACCTCAACCAGTATCTGGCTCAGGGCGCGGCCCCCTGGGCGCTTCTGGATAGCAGGTACAACGAGGATTACGGCGGCGCTGTCTGGCTGGATCGTACGCCCCTGGAGGTACGCAGCCGTATTGACGAGGGCAACGACGCCAATGTATGGCAGGGCTACTCCCGGTTTATCGCGGGCTTCAACGACTGGCGGTTTGCGGCGGCAGGCGGCGTGGACGGCGGCGATCCATTGATTTCCGCATAAGAAGGAGCCGGGTTTCACGCCCGGCTTTTTTGTTTTGGAGGGCCTATGAAGCTGAATGAAATTTTGGGGTTTGTAGACGGGATCAAGCCCAATCCCTACTCTGAGGAGCAGAAAACAAAATGGGTGATGGATTGCGAGGGCATGGTGCAGACCCAGGTGCTTTTATTCGCGTCGGAGGAAATCATCGGGTATGCGTGGCCCGGGGACCGGGAGACGGAGCTGCTGGTGAAGCCGCCCCATGACAAGCTATACATTTCCTATCTCTGCGCCATGATCGACTTTGCCAACGGGGAGTATGGAAAATACCAAAACTCCATGCAGATGTTCAACGCGGAGTTTTCAGAGTTTATGCGGTGGTTTGCGACATGCTACCGCCCGGCGGACACCACGGTGGAAAGGAGAACGGATGAATGGAAATGAGAGACGGAACGCCGGGGTGGAAGGGCTATTACCTTTCCGCCTACGGCATTGCCGTAAAGCATGGTTTTACCGGTACGGAGGAAGAATGGCTGGATTCTTTAAAGGGCGCGGACATTGAGATGCGCTATAGCGGGGACAACAGGATTCAGTGGAAAAACGATGAAGAAACAGAATGGCACGAGCTGTTGGATTTTAGCGATCTTGTGAGCCTTCTTGAAGAAAGGGCGGAAAGGGCGAAGGCTGTTACAGCGGAAGCGGAGACGGCCCGGGACGCCGCAAACGCCGTTGCCCAGAGAGCAGATACGGCTGCCGCCAACGCAGACGCGAAGGCCCAGCTGGCAAATGAAAAGGCGGAGCTGGCGGATCGGGCCGCGCAAAACGCCGGCCAGGAAGCGGCAACGGCACGGGAAGCGGCTAATGGGGCTGATACCGCCCGGGATACTGCCGCCGCCGCAGCCCAAGCGGCGAATGAAGCAACAACCAAAGCCAATACCGCCGCCGAAGCCGCCAACACAGCGGCCCAGGGGGCCAACGCCTCTAAGGCTTCAGCGGACGCGGCGGCCCAGACTGCCAACACGGCGGCACAAGGGGCGAACACTGCCGCTCAGAATGCCGCTACCGCCACAGCAGAGGCCAACACCGCCAAGGACAACGCCCAGGCCCAGGCGGATTACGCCAAGGAGCAGGGCGACCGGGCGGCTGATCTGGTAGGAAAAATTGAGAATACGGATATCGGCGGAATGGCGGCGGATATTCTGGAGCTGCAAAAGAGTGTTGCTGACAACGCCGGAGCGCACAATGCGATTTACCGCGGAAAGTTCCTCGGCGAAGCCGTGACCGCCGCCCAGTACGCTGCGATCAATGCTGGCACCTTCGCGGATTTGTATCTTGGTGATTATTGGACGATTGACGGTGTTAACTGGCGCATTTATGTTATTGACTATTTTTACAAGGCAGGATTTCCTACCTGTACCACTCATCATGTCGTGGTTGTACCTGATACCGCGTTGTACGTTCATTCGATGAACAGCATCGCTACTACCGAGGGTGGATATGTCGGATCGCTTATGTACAAAGAGGGATTGGAAGAAGCAAAAACTATTGTCGAAGCAGCATTCAGCGGTCATGTTCTTAAACACAGCAGATATCTCACGAACGCTGTTACAGACGGATACCCTTCGGCCAGAGCGTGGTGCGACTGCACGGTTAATTTGATGAATGAAATCATGGTCTATGGAAGCCGTATTATGAGCCCGATGAGCAGCGGGACAGTCAAGGTAGGCAATACTACCGTGGAAAAATCGCAACTGCCTTTGTTTGCATACAATCCCAGCATGGTGACCGCCGGAGGGCCCTACTGGTTGTGTGATGTTGCTTCAGCGAAGGCCTTTACCTGTATTGACACCTATACCCGCGCCTTCTCTACGGCAGCCACCCAAACCTACGGCGTTCGCCCCTATGCTTGCATAAAGGGATAGCAAAATGAACAAAGCGCATAAACGGTTTTTATAGGAGGTAACAAAGTGCAGTATACAATCACACTTGCGGACGGGCGTAAACTGACGGGCCTTGGGAATAACGGAGATAACTTCATCAGCCCCGTGAAGGTGGACGAAACCATTTTCAAGGACAATCTGTCTGTTATGACCGTCTCCGATGGTGAGACCGAGACCGTGTATCACAACGTTGAACTGATTCAACAGCAGGAGTGGGCTGACGGCAGCTGGTATCTCGCTTTCCGAGAGCAGACTGCGCAGGAACAGGCGATGGCGGCGCTGAATAAAGCTGTAGCTGACAACGTCGACAGCATGACCGATTTGCAGATAGCGCTTGCAGAAGTGTATGAAATAATGGTTGGAGGGAATTAACGATGGCAAAGATATATGTCGCTCTGATCCGTAAGGGGCTCAGAACCATTGACGATGTTCCGAAACAGCTTCAGGAGCAGGTCAGGAAGCTGCTGGAAGAACGGTAATAGGAGGTGAACGCCGTGGAAAGTAATTTATTTGTGACGCGCTTGGAGCATGACGAGTTTTGCAAACGGCTGGACGAGGAAAACCGACGTCAGGATAAGCGGATCGAGCTGCTTGAGGAAAGCACCCAGAAGATCGGCGCCCTGACCGTTTCCGTGGAAAAGCTGGCCCAGAGCATTCAACTCATGGTGAAGGAACAGGAGCGCCAGGGGAAGCGCCTGGAAACGCTGGAAAGCCGGGACGGGGAAATGTGGCGCAAGGTGGTGGGGTATGCCGTCACCGCCGTGGTGGGGCTGGTTATCGGCTTCATCTTTTCAAAATTTGGAATTCATTAAAAGGAAGGGGTTTTATCATGAAGAACCAGAAAGAAAAAGTAACGGTATCAACCATCATCAGGACGGTGTGCCTGACGTTGGCTCTTTTGAACCAGGGCCTTTCCATTGCGGGGTGTTCGCCCCTGCCCATTGAGGACGAGACGGTCAGCCAGGTTATTTCCTTGGCGGCAACGATCATCACCTCCCTGGTGGCCTGGTGGAAGAACAACAGCTTCACCCAGAAGGCCATCCAGGCGGACAAGACTTTTAAGGAGGGGTAATTATGGTCCCTATCAGAGTAAGGCTCTGCCCGCAGAACCGATACGGTATCAAATGCCCGTACACCCGGACGCCGAGCCGGGTCGTGGTACATAACACGGGCAACGACGCCCCAGCAGAAAATGAGATTTCTTACATGATAAACCGACCCGAGGAGATCTCCTTCCATGCGGCGGTAGATGACAAGGAGATTATCCAGGCCATTCCCTTTGACCGGAATGCCTGGGCCAGCGGCGACGGACACGGGGTAGGCAATATGGAGGGAATTCACATTGAAATCTGCTACTCCCTGTCCGGTGGGCCCCGGTTTGAAAAGGCGGAACGGAATGCCGCCGAGTACATTGCCAGTCTGCTGAAAAGGTACGGCTGGGGCATGGCACAAGTGACCAAGCACCAGGATTATGACGGCAAATACTGCCCCCATCGCACCCTGGACCTGGGCTGGGGACGGTTTTTGAAGATGGTAGAGAATTTTTTGAAGGAGGACGATAAAATGTTGAGCTATGAGGAATTTAAGGCGTACCAGGATCGGTACGAGGAGGAAAAGGCAAAGAAAGCAGCTGGGGGCTGGGCGGAGCCTGCCCTCGCCTACTGCGAGGAGAGCGGGATTATGGTAGGCGATAAGGGCGGCGGCATGCGGCCCCAGAGCAACATCACCCGTCAGGAGGCGGCCCAGATGTTCTATAGCTGCTTTTGCCGGTACAAGACCATCGACGACATACCCAGCCGGGGCAAGGATACCGTACAGCGTATGATCGATCTGGGCGTTGTGGCCGGGTACGGCAAAGATGAGCAGGGCCGGGTGATCCTCAATATGAGCGAAATTGAGCTGCGCGGCCTCTGCTGGCTGGAACGTTATGTCGGTTCTGTAGCTACCGGATTTTAATCTATGACTAAGCCCCGGCCTTCCTTTACGGGGGGCCGGGTATCTTTTTTAGGAGGTGCGGTATGCCGGGGAATCTTTTAACGGCGGATACAAATTTTCCCGATCTCGAGGGAAAGCGCAGCACGGAAGAAAAGCTGAAAGCTGTTTCCGGGTATCTATACATGCTGCTGGAACAGCTGCGGTATACGCTGGCGAATCTGGGACAGGACAATTTCAACGATACAGAGCTTCATAACATTGGCAGGCTCATCACCGGGCCGCTGACTGTCCGGGTAGAGGAAACGGAAAAAGGCATGGCTCAGGTCAGCGTTACAGTGGAGGGGATCACCTCCCGGGTGGAGAAGGTGGAAGGCGACATCACGGAGGGATTTTCGGAAGTCAAGCAGACGGCAAGCGAGATATCTTCCAAAGTGGTGAATAACGAAAAGGAGATTTCCAAGGTGTCGCAGCGGGCGGACGCGCTCGAGGCCCAATTTCAATCAGGCGGCAAGGTTACGGAAATCGAGCAGAGCGTGAACGGCCTCGGGATTACTCAAATAACCGAAAATAACAGCACTTTTTCCGCGCTTTCCAGTGTAGCTTTGTATTTTTATGAACACCAGGGGAACACAAAATATCTTGTGGGAAAGGTGTGCATGGACGATCGGGGCGATACCGCCAACGGAAATTCCAAATACCGCATGTTCATTGGCACGGGATATAACGACAGCGCCAATTATGCCTTGAAATTGGAATCCTGCGGCGATACCAGCTATGAATCGCAGAACGGAAGCATTTACCTGAAGACGGGATATTCCGGCACGGTGGAGCTGAAGCCCGGAAGCGGCTCCGGCGGCGTGAAAATTACAGCGCCAAACGGTACCCACTATTTTTTTAAAAACGACGGTATTTACTTTGGCACCAAAAAAATTGTTTCGGTATAGGAGGCGCGGCAATGAGCGGACTGCCCGCAATGGTAAACGGAGACGGCATCAGGAAAAGCGTACAGGTAAAGTTCCAGGGCTATGACCACCGGGTAGGAGCGGGGGACGGCACGCTGTGGGATATGGAAAATCTGACCGGGGATTCCTACCCTCTGCTGGACGTGCGGGGCCCTCGGTACAGGCTGCGGGAGCTTGCTTCCCCCGGCGGCCTTTACGCCCATGAAGGCCTTTATTGGGTGGACGGCACGGGCTTTTACGCCGGTGGAGAAAAAAAGGGGACGGTGACGGCCGGAAAGAAATTCTTTGTTTCCCTGGGCGCTGTCATTCTGATCTTTCCGGACAAGGCATATTACCGCACGGACAATGGGGAATTCGGTTCTCTGGAAGCAGTGTGGACGGGAACGGCCTCCTTTGAAGACGGCACCTATAACGGGGAACCGGCCAGGGCCAACACCATTTCCACTGCGGAAGCGGCTTTCCAATTCCGGGCGGGGGACGCGGTGGAGATCACCGGCTGCGGGGAGGCGCGGAACAATAAAACCGCCGTGATCCGGGAGGTTTCAGAGGACGGGAAGCAGCTGCGGTTTTACGAAAATGTATTTTCGGAAACGCATTGGAGCGGCGCCGTGACTTTGGCCCGGAGGGTTCCCGATTTGGAATTCGCCTGCGAAAACGAAAACCGAGTATGGGGGTGCGCGGGGAATACCATTTACGCCTGCAAGCTGGGGGACCCCTTCAATTGGAATGTGTTTGACGGGCTTGCTACAGACAGCTATGCGGCGGACGTGGGCAGTGCCGGGCCGTTTACCGGGTGCTGCGCCTATCTGGGCTACCCTGTGTTTTTTAAGGAGGATCACATTTACAAGGTGTACGGCAGCAAGCCTTCCAACTTTCAGATCATGGGAAGCGCCAGCCTGGGAGTGGAACAGGGATCACCAGGGAGCCTGGCAATCGCCGGGGAAAAGCTCTTTTATCTTTCCCGGACGGGGGTGGTCTCCTATGGCGGGGGCATGCCGGAGAAAATCTCCGCGCCTCTGGGAAGTGTGCGTTATAAGAACGCGGTAGGCGGTTCTGACGGCGTGAAATACTATGTTTCCATGGAGAACGTCAACGGGGAATGGAACCTTTTTGTTTTCGATACCCGGCTGGGGCTGTGGCACCGGGAAGACAACGCCCATGCTTTGGCCTTTGCCTGGGAAAAGGAGCTTTATTTCCTGGACGCTGACGGCGGCTTATGGCTGGGAGGAAATCCCAGGAGCGTGCCCAAGGGTGCGGAGCGGGAGGAATTTCACAGCTTTGCGGAGTTTGCCGACTTTGTGGAGGGGAGCCCCGATAAAAAGGGCTTCTCCAAGGTTCAGCTTCGAGCGGAGCTGGAAGCGGGGGCCGCGCTCTCCGTACTGCTGCAATTTGACAGTGACGGAGAATGGCGGCAGGTGTCTACCTTGAAGGCGGACAGGAAACGGAGCTTTTCCCTGCCGGTGATTCCCCGGCGTTGCGACCACTGGCGGCTGCGTCTGGAAGGAACAGGCCGGTGGCGGCTGCTCTCCCTGGCCCGGGAATATTATGAAGGGTCCGACCTACAGTAATAGAAAGAAAAGAGGGTAAAAAATATGGCTACATATACCTATGACGATTTTCTCAAGGCCGCGCAGGCCCAGGGGTGGAGCGAGGGCAACGGCTTTTCCACGGCGGACTGGCGGTTGGCTCAAAAGAACGCTGACGCGGGCATGACGATCCTGAACGCCAAGAAGGATTATGTTTCCGCAACTACAGCAGAGGCAAGGGCAGCAGCCAACAAACGGGCGGAGCAGGCCCGTTCCCAGTATGGGGAATATACAGGTGGTTTGAATGGGTCCGGATTTTACGTAAATCAGCCGTCGCCCAGCAGTTTCCAGGAACCGGAAAAGCCCGTCTTTTCCTATGACCTGGAAAGTGATCCCGTCTATTCGGCCTATCGGAAGCAGTACGCGAGAGAAGGACAGAGGGCTACTC